ATACTGGAATGCACAGTATCAGCAGAATCCGACCTCGGAAGAAGGTGCAATCGTCAAGCGGGAATGGTGGAAATACTGGGAACATGAGGATCCACCCGAGTGCGCCTACCTCATCGGGGCCTTGGATACCGCTGCAGAGACCAAAACGTACTCCGACTACAGTGCTATTTCAGTCTGGGGTGTGTTCTACATGGCTGCGGACGGCATTCATGAGGCTAAAGCGGATGATGAAGACGCAGTAGCTCACGTTATCTTGCTAAACACAATCAAGAAACGCATGGAATTCCCCGAATTGAAGGTAGCCGTGCGGGAAATCTATGACGAATGGAAGCTGGATGTACTGGTTGTAGAGAAAAAAGGCTCTGGAACAGCCCTATATCAAGAATTACGACGTTCCGGACTGCCAGTTTCCGAGTTTACCCCCACCCGTGCGACCGGTGATAAGCGGGCAAGGCTCAATTCAGTGGCTGATTTGGTCAAATCGGGGCTTGTTTGGGTGCCAAGGACCCGTTGGGCGGAGGAATTGGTCGAAGAAGTGGCTGCATTCCCGTCCGCAGAGCACGATGACCTCTTGGACACCTTTATCATGAGCATGCTACGCCTAAGATTGGGTGGATTCCTGACGATTGGGACCGATAAACCTGTGCTGGATGACGAAGATGAAGACGGGAAGGGTGGTGACGCGCCGATGGATTACGCTTACTATTGATACGTGCAAGAATCCAGAAATGCACCCCGTCACAGCACTAAGACCCCATAAAGGCCCAGCATGAGCATTGAAAAGTCCCCGTATCAGGCCCCGGAAGGCATTGATTTTGCCGATTCCGGAGAGATCGAGGTCACGGCTGCGCCGGACCCAGAGGTAGGGCAGGAAGGTGCCATGGGGGATGAGGGGATCGAGATCATCGATGACCCGGATGACTACAGTGGGGAGCCCAGCGACGACGATATGGCGGCTGCGGCCATGGCGTTGGCCAACATGGGTGAGGTCTACCACCATGAAGCCAACATTGCGGACATGCTGGACGAGCAGGATGAAGGCATCCTGAACGACGCGTCGCAAGAGATTCTGGACTTGGTGCAGCAGAATATAACGGCGAGGGAGGGGTGGGCGACCGCCTATCGCAAGGCCATCGAGCTACTGGGCATCAAGAACGAGGAGCGGGTGCGGCCCTGGCAGGGCGCGTGCGGCGTGACCCATCCCCTGCTGATGGAGAGCCTGTTCCGCTTCCAGTCGGAGACCAGCGTCGAGACGTTCCGACCCGGGGGGCCGTGCAAGCCCACCATCCTGGGCGAAGAGACGCCTGAGAAGAGTGCTGCTGCGCATCGAGTGGCTAGGGACATGAACATGTACCTGACCGAGAAGATGCCGGAGTACCGGTCCGAGCACGAGAAGATGCTATGGACACTGGGGCTGTCAGGACAAGCGTTTAAGAAGGTCTATCACGACCCGGCGGCGGAGCGGCCTCGCTCTACCTTTGTGCCACCGGAAGATATGGTGATCCCATGGTATACCGAGAACGTCCATGAGCCGGAGTGGGCTGCGCATATTATTCGTAAGTCGGCCCGTGAAGTGGAGCGGCTTAAGAAGGTAGGGTTCTACCGGGATGTGGACGTAGAGGAGAACCAAGGTACGCAGTACAACGATGCGATCCGCCGCATCAAGGCCGACGTGATCGGGGTTGCGGAGAGTGAGTTCAGCCAGACCGTGCATGACGATGGCCTTGTCTGGCTGGTCGAGATGCACCGTGAGTTCGAGTTCGAGGGGGATGAAGAGCCCAAGCCCTACATCGTCACCATTGACCTGAACGGATGGTCGGTGCTGAGTGTGTATAGGAATTGGGCGGAGGATGACCCTAAACATACACCGCTCCAGTACTTCACTTCGTATAGCTTGATCCCGGGGTTCGGGGCCTATGGCTTCGGATACGCCCACCTCATTGGGGGCATTGCAGATGCGGCCACCAAGAACATCCGCCAGTTAGTCGACGCGGGGACGCTGGTCAACCTGCCGGGTGGCTTCAAGACCCGGGGACTGCGCATCAAGTCGGGGGACACGCCCATCGCGCCGGGTGAGTTCAAGGATGTGGATGTGATCTCGGGCAAGATCCAAGAGAACATCATGGCGCTGCCCTTCAAGGAGCCGAGCGCAACGCTGTTCCAGTTGTACCAGAACCTCGTGCAAGAGGGGCGCACCCTGGCGGCGATGGACAATATCGACCTGAAGGGGATGACGGGCGACACGCCGGTCGGGACCATCATCGCGGTGCTGGACAAGATGTTCAAGCCCATGACGGCCATCCAGTCCCGGGTGCACCATGCCATGCGGGCAGAGCTTAAGCTGCTCAAGCGCATTATCCGCACCTATGCAGCCGATGATTATGGGTATGACAACGGCCAAGCGTCGAGGGCTGACTACGATATCATTGACATTGTACCGGTCAGTGATCCCAACGCTTCGAGCGTTGCAGTGCGCATGATGCAGGCACAATACTCCCTGCAACTGATGTCACAGGCACCGGACCTGTACGACAAGGCTGTTGCCCACCGCATGGCGCTCAATGTCGCTGGGGTGCCGCAGGTAGATAAGATGCTTCCCGATAAGACCAAAGTGCCGCCGCTTGACCCCGCTGCTGAGACTATGGCCGTGCTGATGGGGCAACCGGTGCGGGCTATCCTTGAGCAAGATCATGAGTCCCATATCCGCGTACACATGAACACGATGCAGGACCCGATGATCCGGGCGACCGTGGGGCAGAGCCCGAATGCCAATCAGATGATGTCCTCGCTGATGGCTCACATTCAAGAGCATGTGGCGTTCCAGTACCGACGCAGTATTGAGATGCAGATCGGGCAGGCATTGCCGCCCCCCGGTGCACCCATGGACCCGCAGATGGCAGGGATGGTGGCCAAGGCCATTGCGGACGCTAGTGATAAAGTGCTACAACGCAATCAGCAGATTGCGGCACAGCAGGCCCAACAAGCCCAGCAGAACGATCCTGTCATGCAACTGCAGGAGGAAGAGATGGAGATCCGCCGTGGTGAACTGGAGTTCCGCAAGCAGAAACACTTGGATGATACAGCGCTTCGGCAGAAGGAACTGTCGATCCAAGCAGGTGGAAAGCTAGCTGATATCGGTTCGAAAGAAAGGATGAAAGGGGCTGAGCTTGGTCTGCGCGCAGCGAGTGACAGAACCAAAGTACTTGTTCAGTCCAAGCGAGATCGTCTGATGGCAGCGAAACAACAGTCCTCCAGCAGCAATAAATCAGATAAGGGCTGATTGACATGTACCACCCAGAAGCCATTAACCGTCTCCGCAAAGAACTGCGTGATCGAATGAACGAGGTTGCCGACGTTATCCTAACCAGTCAACTCGGGATTGATGAATACCGGGAGAATCAGGGTGTAATTCGCGGGCTAGCGCTCGCAGAGCAGGCGATTCTCGATATGACGAACCGAGCAGAGCAGGGAGATAACGATGCAGGATAGCCACGGCTTGCCGAGAGATCCCGTCGCATTCACGGAATTGTACACGCAACTCCTGAATACGTATCCGCTTCTCCGGGAGGCTCAGACGGACTTCAATGCTGACCGAATGCGAGATGTTCTGCGCGTAATCTCGGGACTCGGTGTGAACTTGTATATGCAGTTGCATGAATAACCACTTAGTAAGGATGTAATATGGATGTCAAAGACATTGTCCCATCGGACATCAAGAAACCGCAACAACTCCCTAAGCCTTGTGGGTTCAAGGTACTCGTTGCTATCCCGAAGTCGAAAGAAACATTCGATTCCGGACTGGTTAAAGCTGACACCACCAAACTCATAGAAGAGACCGGGTCTGTCGTCGGGTACGTACTCGACGTAGGGCCTGACGCCTACTCCGATAAGACCCGTTTTCCAAGTGGCCCATACTGTGTAAAGGGCGACTTTGTGCTGCTGTCCGCGTATCGGGGTAGTCGGTTTCGTGTGCATGACCAAGAGTTCCGTATGTTGAACGACGACCAAGTTGAAGCTGTAGTGGAAGACCCCACTGGCTATCGCCGCATTTAAGGTAACGTATCATGCCTACCGATAACACGCAAGATGAATTTGATAGTGGCATTGGTGATGACGGGCTCCCTAAAGACGAGCTTGTTACATCTACCGATGATGACACTGGCATCGAAGTAGAAGTCGTTGACGACACCCCCGAGCAAGATAGGGGCGTCTCCGCCGTCAAGAACCCTGAGCCCGACGATGACGAACTGTCTGGGTACAACGAGAAAGTCCAGAAGCGGATCAACGACCTTCGCCACGCCTACCATGATGAACGACGTAGGGCCGAGGCTGCGCAGCGCGAGAAGGATGCTGCCATCGAGTACGCCCGCAACATCCAGGGGCAACTCCAGCAGAACCAGCACAACGTCTCCCAGACCACGGGGGCCTTCCGCACCCTGCAGACTAAGCTGGACACGGCACGTACCGCCTATGCAGAAGCGAAAGCTAAGCTGTCGCGTGCTGGTGAACTGAATCTCGGGTGGGATGAGGTCGCCGATCTGCAGGAGAAGATGACTGATTCACGCATCCAAGTGGATCATTTCACGCGCAGTATCGATGCGCTTGAAAAAATGTCTGTACAACCACAGCAGCCTGTGGTACAAAGTGAGCATCCCGTGCAACAGCCGGGAGCAAACAGGCCACAGCCTGTACCTGAGCCGGACGCAAGTACCCGCGCTTGGATGAGCCGAAACAAGTGGTTCGGCGGCAAAGATGGGGTCGAGGGTGAGATGACCGCGATTGCGTTCTCCACCCATGAACGACTCGTCGCGGAGGGTGTCGATCCCCGCGAGAACCCCGATGCGTACTACCGTGCCATCGACAAGCGGGTTCGTGAGGTCTTCCCCACCTACAACTGGCCTGAACGTCAGGCACAGCAGACCGCCACCAAGAACCACTCTCGTGTTGCGCCCGCTGGGCGCGGTGCCCCCACTAAGACTGGGAAGATCACCCTCACGAAGTCTCAAGCCGAGATCGCCCGCAAGCTGGGTGTGCCGCTGGCTGAGTACGCTCGGCAATTCCAAGCAATCAACAACGAGAAATGATCATGGCTACAAGTGCGTTCCGACCCGTTGCCCCCCAATCGCGTGAGTACGAGACGCGGGCACAAGATACTCGGGTAGATCAAGCGCGTGACACCACGTACACCTACGTGCCGCCCAGCAACCTGCCTGAGCCGGATGAACGGCCGGGATGGAAACACCGGTGGGTGCGTATGAGCATGCTGAATGCTGCGGATGACCAGAATGTGTGGCGTCAGCGGCGTGAAGGATGGGAGCCCTGCAAGATGGCTGACTATCCGGAATACCAGATGATGCTGGGTACAGCGCGCAACGAAGATGTGATTGAGATTGGTGGTCTGATCCTGTGCCGTATTCCGAAAGAGCGGTTGGAAGCCCGGGCTAAGTACTACCAAGAATTGAATCAGAAGGCGATGAGTTCTATCGATTCGTCACTGATGAAGGAACAAGACTCACGGATGCCGCTCATCATCGAGCGTAAGTCTAAGGTCTCGTTTGGATCCGGCGAGTAGAGATACGGACCGGTTTGTTAGACTATAGGAGGTAACATGCCTGCTTCTGCAGCATACAATGGTCTTACGCCGGTCAAAACGCTGACTGGTGACCCGATTGGCACTATCCGGGAGTACCGGGTTCCGGCGGATACCGCTGCTATCGGCGCGGGTGACTTGGTCACCCTGACTTCGGGGGCCGCCACGAAGATCGCCGTCACTCCCACGCCCGCTACCGCATCGAGTCTGCCCATCGGTGTCGTGGTCGGGGTTCGCTACACCACCCCTGCCGCCGCTGGCGCGCAGGAACTGCACGGCCAATATCTCCCTGGCAGTGCGACCACGGCTGGATATACCAATATCTGGGTCAAGGTCATCGACAACCCGGACGTGATCTATAAGGTCCAGGCTGACGGCGCGCTCACCAGCGCCACCATCGGGCTGAACGCACCGCTGGGCAGCTTCACGGTGAACAGCGCCACGGGTCGCTCGACGGTCAACCTGACCGCTGCTTCGGCTGCGGGTACGTCGTCACTGGCTGTGCGCATCGTTGATGTGGTGGACCCCACGTCTTCGTACCCCACGGCGCATGTGATCATCAATCCGGCCGTGCACCTGCATCGCCTGCCCACCGGTAAATAAGGAGTAGAACATGAGTGTCATGAACCGTTCCCAACTCCTTAAAGAACTGCTGCCTGGGCTTAACGGGCTGTTTGGTCTGGAGTACAAACGTTATCCCGAAGAGCACAAAGAGATCTTCGATGTCGAGACCTCGGATCGTAGCTTCGAGGAAGAACTGAAGATCTCTGGTTTCGGTGCTGCAGGTGTCAAGACCGAGGGCGCTGCCATCGATTACGACAGTGGTCAGGAAGCATACGTTTCGCGGTATACCCACGAAACCATTGCGCTTGGCTTCAAGATCACCGATGAAGCTATCGAGGATAACCTGTACGACTCGCTGTCGGCTCGCTACACCAAAGCACTTGCACGTGCGATGGCGTATACCAAGCAAGTCAAAGCGGCGTCGGTCCTGAACAACGCCTTCTCGACCAGCTATCTTGGTGGCGACGGCAAGAAACTGTGCGCGACGGACCACCCGCTGGTCGGTGGTGGTACCAACAGCAACTCGCTGTCCACCAATGCTGACCTGAACGAGACCTCGCTGGAAGATGCGCTGATCCGCATCGCCGCCTGGACGGACGAACGGGGCCTGCTGATTGCTGCTCGCGGCATGAAGCTGATCATCCCCACCGCCCTGCAGTTTGTGGCGGTTCGCCTGCTGAAGTCGGAGCAGCGCGTGGGTACTGCGGATAACGACGTGAATGCTATCGTGAATAGCTCGGCTCTGCCGGGTGGGTTCTCGGTCAATCACTGGCTTACCGATACCAATGCATGGTTCATCAAGACCGATATCCCCAACGGTCTGAAGATGTTCCAGCGCGTGCCGATGAAGACCGCCATGGAAGGCGAGTTCGAGACCGGCGTGATGAGGTATAAGGCGAGAGAGCGTTATAGCTTTGGCTGGTCTGACCATTTGGGCATTTGGGGAACTAGCGGGTCAACCTGATAAAAAGCCTTATAAATCAAGGCTTTGCGAGCCGCCTCCGGGCGGCTCTTTCTTTTTCTTGACTTCCACACCACACGGCGGGTACATTACGATCTCCTAGTTAAGTACCGGAGATCCCTATGAAACAGCACGCTGTCTACCAAATCCGTAACGTCGTCAACGATGATTTCTACATTGGCGGGACATCAAACCCGAAAGAACGCTTTCGCACACATCGTATCAAGCTACGCAACGGCAACCACCACTGTAGCAAATTGCAAAGCGAGTGGAACCACTACGGAGAAGAATGCTTCAAATTTGAAGTCATAATGGTAGTGGATAGTATGGACAACTTAAACAAAGCGGAAAACGCGCTCCTAGCTAAGCATGTAGGAAAGCCGCACTGCTACAACACCGGGTATACGGCAGATTCTCCATGGCGCGGTGCGCCTAAAGAACAGCACCCGAATTTCGGAGTCGCCCGTACACCATATACTAAAGAGCAGATATCTATCGCATTGAAGGAATACTACGCCAAAGCCCCCGAAAACCACCCCCGCTACGGCAAGCACCACACCGAAGAGACCAAGGCTCGTATCAGCGAATCACGCACGGGCAAAATGGCCGGTGCCAACCACTACCGTTACGGCCAGACGCTCAGTGACGAAGTGCGGGCGAAGATCGGCGACACACAGCGTGGCGTGCCCAAGGCCCCCCGGACGATCTCCGCAGAGGGTATGGCGAAGATCCGTGCATCAGCCGCCGCAGGCAACTACAGCCACTTCCAGGGCAAGACCCACACCGAAGAAGCCAAGGCCAAGATGAGCCGCCGCATCGAGGCCGTCTCCCCCACGGGCGAAGTGACGGCATACCCCAGCATCACAGCCCTACGTGAAGCCACAGGACTCAAGCCCCCTACCGTGAACCGTGCGCTGCAGTCGGGAAACCCAGTAGCAAAAGGGTTGCATCAGGGCTGGTCCTTCCGCTACGCGTGACGATGCGCCCCCCTTGTGGGGCCAGCACTTCCCCTGTACAGTGTAGGAATCAGGCTCCATACAATCTTGCTGACCGTTAGCCTGCCGGACGTGTCAGAGACAGCAAGGTGAATTCTCCCTGACAGGAGTAACAAGTTATGCCATTCACCACCCATCAAGGTCCGGTGCGCGTCGGTACGGTAAAAGAGGGCGCAAGCCGCAATACCGGCAACCTGCTTCTGACCCAATCGGCCACCGTTGCTGCCACCGTCGCTAAGACGACCGGTGCCGTGGCCCAAGCCCTGTTCACCCTGCCCGCTGGCGCGAAGATCCTGCGCTTCCGTGTTGAAAAGACTGTCGCCATCTCGGGCGGCAGCGTCAGTGCAGTTGCCGCTACCTTTGGTACGGCGGGTTCCGCTGCGCTGTACATGGGCTCCGCTGCGCTGGCGCTGACCGCCATCCCCACGGTGCAAGCCACCATCGACGCTGCCATGGTCCCGGCCGAGTGCAACAACATCGGCACTTCCGATGTGACGGTGTACGGCACGTTCACGGCAACCACGGGTGATCCGACCGCTGGCACTATCATCGTCACGGCTGAGTACATCCAACGTGCGGCTGACGGATCGCAATATCCTAGCGCAGCGTAATGAGGGGGGACTATGAAACCCTCTTTGTTCACCCTCACGACTACGGGTACGGCGGCGACTTGGATCGCTAACCGCGATATCCAGACGATTAATATCAACGTGTCAGTGACCCTGACCGCTGGTACAACGTCGTACACCCTGGAACATTGCTACAACCTAGGGGCTGCAACGCCCCGATGGTTCACCAACGGGTCCGCCAAGACCGCTTCAGCAGAGGTCACGTACGTCGTGCCTGTCGAGGCTATCCGGATCAACGTGTCCGCGCTGTCCGGCGGCAATCTTGAAGTGAACTACTTACAAGCGGGGGTCGCATGAAGCCGACTGTCAAGCCCAAGGGGGGCACAAACCCCTTCGCCAAAGCCAACCCCTTTGGGGCCGCCAAGGCACCGAAGAACATCCGGGGTATGAAGATGGCCAACAAGCGCCCCGGCGGCATGAAGGCTGGTGGCAAGGTCGCCAAGAAGGGGTGCTGATATGGCTACCTTCAAGGAAGCATTCCGTGAAGCTCGGGCTGGTGGCGGCAAGACGTTCGAATGGAACGGCAAGAAGTACACCACCGATCTGGCGTCCGACAAGCCTTCGAAGTCCGACGACAGCAACGACAAGGTCACTGCCTCGAAGGTGAAGGCGGGATCGATGGGTGAGACGGCGTACAACGCCCGCACCAAGGCGTCGGAAGCCAAAGGTGCTGCCAAGCGTGAAGAGGCGTCGGAGCGCCAGCGGGAGTCCCGTGGGCAGGAAGAATCTCTGGGTGAGCGGCTGGGTCTGACCACCCGCAAGAAGCTGCCCGAGGGCAATGCAGGTGGCGTGACGGCGATGAAGGCAGGCGGCATGGTGCGCCGTGGATATGGGAAGGCACGCGGTGCATGAACATCGATTGGGCACAGTGGACAAAGCCCGTCAACCTAACGCTGGCTATCATGCTGGTGTTAGCGGTGTACGTGGCTGTCCGTGCCCAACGACGTAATGACTTCGACTGGGCGAATAGCCTGAAGGATGAACAAGGCAAAGAGTCTATTGCTCGACTCGGTGCATTGGTAGCACTAGCGATCTCTACCTGGGTGATTATGCATGTCACCGTTGAGGGGAAACTGACCGAATGGCTGTATACAGCCTATTTGCTTACATGGTCCGGATCGATGGTGCTGGCTAAGGCTGTTGACAACTGGAAATCTAAGCCATGAATACAGGCAATAGGCAGATCGACCCCGTCGAGTACGGCAAGTTGGACGAACGAGTACAGCATATCGGCAAGCGTGTTGAGATTATGGCCGTTAAGGTCGATAACATGCACGACATGCTGATGAAAACCCAAGGTGGATGGAAAGTCATTATCGCAGTTGGGGGGTTTTTCACAGCGTTTGGCGCAATGATTACTAAAATCGTTTTGTGGTGGCATGAAACGATAGGGAAATAAGATTCATGGCAACGTCCGGTACCACCACATTTACCCTTAACATCGTAGAAGCAATAGAAGAAGCCTACGAGCGGGTAGGGATTGAAGTACGCGGGGGGTATCAATACCGGACCGCAAGGCGTAGTATTGACCTGATGATGCTCGATTGGCAAAATCGAGGTTTAAATCTCTGGACAATTGACTCAGGAACCATCCCCCTTGTTTCTGGCACAGCTACGTACGACCTCCCAGCCGATACAGTCGATGTTATTGAGACGGTATTTCGGCCCGATTCAGGTTCCGACCGCGTCCTTAGACGACTATCGATATCAGACTATTCGGCTGTTCCCAGTAAGACTCAAACCGGGGTACCGACCGCTGTCTACGTGGCTCGTGTTGCAACTCCCACGGTTACATTCTGGCAAGTGCCAACAGGGTCCACACCGGGCACCTTTGTGTACTGGCGACTGCGTCGGATCGAAGACGCCGGGGCTACCGGTTCACTCAACTTGGATGTTCCCACTCGCTTCCTCCCAGCGTTCGTCGCTGGGCTAGCCTACTATCTGGCACAGAAGGTGCCAGAAGCATTCGAACGTATTCCTACCCTCGAAGCTATGTACGAGAAAGAATGGCGTAATGCTACGGAGGAAGATCGCGAACGCGCTTCCTTTACCATCATGCCGATGATGTACTGACATGCCCTACGCTAACCCAGACAAACACCCCGGGATCTGCGATAGGTGCGGATTTAAGTACAAGCTGTCGCAGCTTAAGTACGAGACTGTCAATCGCAAGAAGACAGGCGGGAAGGTGTGCCCCGACTGCTGGGATGGGGACCATCCGCAGAACTTCGTGAATGAACTGAAGCCTACGGACCCGCATCCGCTCCATGACCCACGACCCATGGAGCCATGATGGACTACGCTGAACTGACCGACAACATCCAAAAATACTCAGAGAACCTAGAGACTTCGTTCGTAGCGAAGATCCCTACGTTCATCAAGCAGGCTGAGCGCCGCATCTATAACTCATGCTACATCCCTGAGCTAAGGAAGCGTGTCTATGCTTCGCTGGTGGCTTCTGATAATCGGTTCCCCCTACCGGATGATTTCCTGGCTATGTTCTCCGCAGCCATCCGCGTTGATACGGGCACTGGCTACTCGTATTCGTACCTCATTCAAAAAGATCCGGACTTCATTCTAGAAGCCTTTCCGGATAGTAGCGTCACTGGGAGCCCGCAATACTATGCCATTATCAGATCAACTGAAATCATCTTGGGGCCTACTCCGTCCAGTGGTAGTGAAATTCAGTACGACTACTATTACTATCCTGAAAGCATTGTCACAGCGGATACGACGTGGGTGGGCGACAATTATGAACAAGTACTTCTCTACGGATCGCTGAGAGAAGCCGCAGTATATATGAAGGGTGAGCCGGATATCATCGCGCTATACGATAGCAAGTATCTGGAAGCCCTTGCCCAACTGCGACGGATGGGCGAAGGACTCGACATGCGGGATTCGTTCCGCAGCGGCCAGCCTCGCGTTGCTGGATTGACGGGAGGCATGAATGGCCAGTAGTTATTCGACCAGCCTGCGGCTGGAACTCCCCGCTGACGGTGAGAAGACCGGCACGTGGGGTCAGATCGTCAACACGAATCTGGGTACGTTGATCGAGCAGGCCATCGCTGGCGCTGTGGATATCAGTGTGACTGCAGGTGATGTGACGCTGTCTACGGCTAACGGTTCCACCGACGAAGCACGGCACGCTCTGCTCAACGTCACCGGATCCCCGGGCACCACCCGCGTGATCACCGCTCCTGCTCAGGAGAAGATCTACTGGGTGCGCAACGCCAGCGACAGCACGGTCACCATCAAGGCTCCGGCTACCACCGGGGTCAACGTCGCGGCCGGTGCAACCGGTGCGGTGGCGTTCGTCGGAACCGACTTCATTTCGCTGTATGTAGCAACCTCGGGCACATTCGGGGCAGGTTCAGTTAGTGCACCCAGCATCACTACTACGGGTGATAGTAATACCGGTGGGTACTTTCCGTCGGCAGACAATTTCGCGATTACTACTGGGGGTACCCAGCGGGCATTATTTAATTCGTCGGGTACTACTGCTAATAATCTGGTTATTAACGGTAATTATTCGATGTCTAAGACGGCATCGGGATCAGGCTCAGGTACTCGTTCCTATGATGCTACTACAACTAACTATGTTGAAGCGACGGCTGGCGGCGTCACTACATGGGCTATCACTTCAGTTCCAACTGGAGTATATATGTTTGTCCTGGAGCTTACTAATGGTGGTGCATACGCTCAAACATGGATGAGCGGCACCAAGTGGCCCAGTGGCACGGCCCCCACGCTGACGGCTTCCGGTACCGACGTGCTGGTGTTCATCACCGACGATGCAGGTACCACGTGGCGCGGCATGATGTCGCAGAGGGATAGCCGGTAATGTTGTTCGCTGGGATGGGTAGCTCCACGGCTCCTGACTTCACCCGTCGGGTGGGTCTGGGCTCGGGCTTCTCCGGCAGTCCGGCTATCGCCATTGACACGGCAGGCAGCTACATCTTTGCTTCTCGCGTCAACAATACTACCAACAAGCTATCCGTATTTAAGTACAACAAGTACGGTACAGCGGTGTTCACTCAAGAAGCGAACCGGGACGGTACCGTCCAATCTGTTCGCACTGATAGCAGCAACAACATCTATGTGGCGGGTACGTACGCCTCGATTTCGCGTGGGTACATCGCTAAGTTCAACTCAGCCGGGGCGCTGCAGTGGGATTTCTATGAGGGGAATATCACATCATCGCGGATGTACGTACTGGGAATTGATAGCAGTGGTAATGTATATCTTACTACTGGCGGCAGTTCTAGTATGCGCGTATACAAGCTCAATTCCTCTGGAACCGTTCAGTGGAGTACTGATTTATCTGGGACCAATGGAGTTCCGCTTGGTATAACAGATAGCAGTGGCAACTCGTACGTGTATAACTCCGCCGGAGTGTTGGTCAAGCTGGATTCGTCGGGCGCTGAGGTATGGCAGCGAGACTTCGCCGCTGCTACACCCGTGCTGGACATGAAATCCATCGATCTAGACTCCAGTAATGCTCTAGTAATAGGCGCGCTGGATACGACGAACAGCCGGTGTTACGTCATCAAGATGACGACAGGCGGTACGGTGTCATCGGGATACTACACGTCGGGCACTGTGGCAAGAGCTATGGTGGATATCCCCGGCAATGTCTATGTAATCACGTACCAGTCTACAAAGCATACACTGTTCAAAGTCAACACGTCTAATGCTGTGGAGTGGGCGACTGAAGTAAACGCATCAGTGTTGTTCCATGTTGGAGCACAATGGCAAGATTCGTTCGGGCATGTAACAACGGTCAGCAGTGACGTGTACGTTGTTAACTCTGAGATCGGCGCAGCCCCTGCGGCGGGTACGTACGGGTCGCTTGTCTACACCGCATTGGCGAATCCGACGCAGTAGATCGCAGTGGGGTGATGTCGTATAGTGTTCCATCATCCTCAACGTAATATTTTTTGGTTGTCCCGACTGCCAGATAGTTAGTCCCAGCCAGAGTGACCCACGAAT